CAGAACAACAAATTACCAAGGGCGGTTGTTAAAAACACGTTCTTCTTCAGGTAGATCACTATCTAACTGGTCCAACAACGCAAGAGATTTAGGAAAAGTCAGTGAATGTTTAAAGATATTACGCCTTTCTACAACATGGATATAACGTTTCGAATATGGTGCAATATCATAAGGAAAGTCATCAACCGAAAGAGGAAAATCACCAAAATCAAAATCGACCTTGTGATCAAAATATTCCTCCAACAACAATTGAACACTAACACACATACCAAACTTCTCTTCCATTAATAACCGTGTGGTTATATTAACTGGCCTGGCAGGAACACCACCATAAACATTCATATTAAAGACCGTAAAAGTATAATTACTAAAAAATATACGTCTAACCTTTCTATCACCATGAATCATGCGCAAAATATACAAACCTAATGATTGAAGAACAGGACAACCAGGATATTGATGTACCAATGACAATGCTTTACAATACATCAAATCAAATAACTTAACAATTGAAAGATCAACATAAGCAATATCATTCCATAACAATGACAACAACGCTTTATATGGATTTGTTATATTTGTCAATGATTCAATATCAAACACAATACCACAAAAAGAAGCACACTGTGGTTCCTTATAGAGATCCAATTCAATAGTTAGTCCTAATTCTAAATAGTCATTGACTGTCGGCATTCTATTGTGTTTGTTAACAAGGAACAAAAAAAACATTAAGTTTGAAAACCCATTACCTAAGGATGTATTCATTTCACCACTCATACGGGTAGCTGGGACTTTAATAACAAAATTTTTGAAAACACAACGATTAACGGTGGTCAAGGCTTGTACCAAGTATTCATAAATCTTAAGCCCATCAACACACTCAGACAACATGTATTTGTATAAAACAAATTCACACGACATCATTAATTCCTTAGTAAAATGAGTCTCATAAGACTTAAAATCAGTCGCTATATACTGACCACCATATTTCATCAAACCATCATCACCCTCAACAAAACAACAGCAATCAGGATGACAATCATACATAGACATGATGAATTGAGGCCTATCACGGACAGGGATTTTCTTAATAAAGGAGTAATATTGGAAAACAATCTCTTCCATGGCTTTAAAATATGGGCCAACCACAGTTTTAAATTCATCAGATCTAGCGTTAATTGACCTCGCATGCTTAAACTCCAAATAGTGCTCCCTTTTAATAAAACTATTAACTTGAAAGATTCTGTCATAAAATATACCTTTATCAACTGTCTTATCAAAAGACCTACGCAATTCAGCTTTCCTCTTTTCGGTATAATTGGTTTTCGACAGCCAATATAAAAAGGATTCCAAAGAAAAAATACCCAAAGGATAATTAGAGGGTATAGGACTAAAATTCTCTCTTACAAAGTCATATACAAAACTCTCTAACTCATCCAATATACCAGGGATAGGTATAGGAGGTTGGCAACAAAATCGACGTAACGCACCAGCAAAACAAGTATCAATATCATAAGTATCAACATAAGGCAAAGCTATGTTGAAATTATTGACAAAACAAAATTGTTGAGGCTTCTTCTCTTCATTTATAGGTAAAAGCTCCTTCTTATATTTAGAACGATAAATACGCTTAAATTTAACATCAGGTTTCGAAATAGGTATCTTAGGGAATTTTAACTCACCCACTGCATACCCATAACCTAGGGTCAAAGAACCCTTTCTCACCCAAGGGAGGGGGTTTAACGAAGAAAAGGAATGTTCATGCCTGAGCTATTAAAACTCAGCATTTTTGCAGTTACAAACTTGGCAGTATGTTGATAAACTGAATCAATATTCAGATAACGTGGAATATTCACATAAGGATCAGTTTTAACAGAATTATAAATCTTATCCTGACATAACTTAGGATCATCTAAAGGATTAGTATTCTTAGGAGCTAAAGATTGATCAATCAACTCACAAGACACAACAACTTGTTTCTCTTTTCTAAATTTAATATTCCAAAAATTAAAACACAACAACGAATACAAATAATTAGGTTTCCTAACATATAACAAAGCTGCTAAACGTGGTTCCAGGCAGATATTATCATGTTTATTAAACTCACTACGATGGTCACCAACCACCTTAGGCAAATAATGTAAAAAACTATAACTGTGTGTGACAGACAAGAATTTTTTAGACAACCATGGAGTCATCCATCGTCTAATCGGATGCATAAAAGTCAAAACAGTATTAAGACACAATAAAAACCAAATTATATCATAAGGACATCCAACAAAACGGGGAAACAATGTAGTAAACTGATAACCAAATAAATGTTTAGATGAAGAATCAAATTTATTCAACAACCTCGAAAATAAATGTTTACACAAAGCAAAAGGATAAGCAACAACATTTGAAAGAAAATCTGAACCTGTCAAAAAACGAGTAATTAAGTAAATAACATAAGGGGGGCTGTAATAACCGTTTAAGAACTTTGTCACACGGTAACCAATAAACAAATGGATACAATTGACAATAAACATAGCCCTCGTATTGAGAACAGCTTTCTCTTTATAGACTATATTATAAGCTTCACCTCCTTTTTGTCTAATCAAGTCGCCTACATGTGGATCAGCTGGATATATAGGAGGAATGTTATTAAAATCATCAACATTAGGAGGCAAAGGAGGAGGAGGAGGTAAATGTTGAAATTGATTAATTAATACTGGGGGAGGAGGTGTTAGTACCGGTGGATCTAGAATAAAAGGCACATTCGGCAAGGGCTCTGACTTAATACTAGACACATTTGATAACACACTACTACTACTCAGACTAATAGACTCATCCGTTGAACCAGTGCCCCTTGAATCCGAAAAACTTGATGAACTCACAATTTGTAACTTAGGTCTTAATCTCTCTTTTTCATGATTCTTTATAAACTCATCTTTAGCTGGATCTTGTTTTATTTTAAACTTACGAGGTTTTTCTTTTTTCGGCGAATACGGTTTGTGTTTCGAACAAAACAACGTATGTTCAGACGTGTTAGTGATATATTCCTCACATTCATTACACAATTTACCTTTACGGCGCTTACACCAAACGACATCACCATAACTATCAAGATGGTCCAATTCTGACTTACCACACACAAAGCAATCAGAACCCCCTTTCAAACGAAAATTGACACCACCCTGAGAATCAATCCATGAATTATCCATGGTAGGCTGCCCTGGGTATAATATAACCTTACCATACCACATGGCTAAACGTAATGAAGACTTAGTAATTCTCCAAACACCACCTGGTCTTCTTTTTCTCAAAATAGAACGTGATTTTTTACCATCAATCTTCATGTGATTATTTCCTTTCCTTTTCTTAATTGTCTTCTTTGGTTGAGATAAAGGTTTACGATATATACTATTTTTATTATATTTACGATCATCTTCACCATATATCATACGCAGAAACTTATACTCCTCAACCCATATCTGTTCTCTAGTTCTAGTCTCACGCTCTGTAATAGTTTGATGCAAATTTCTTTCATCCATATCTGGACTCCATACATAATCAACAACAGGAGGATCAGTTGCTAATATAGAATTTAAAACATTAAATATTAATATAATTAAAAATAAACGAAGAAAATTGGTCTTCGAACCAAATTGCTGAAACAAAAATGCTATATTCAATAATGTTGTACTCATATTGGATTTTTGAAAAATACCTAAACGGTCCCATTGATTTAGTTCAATGTGGATACCCTCCATAAACTGCTATTTTATCACAATGAAACCATAGCTGGTTGTTTTCCCCAAGGATCTTAAACTCATATTACTCATCGGGTGTCAATACGGGTGTACAATCTTCAATCCCCCGAGTTGCAGAAGGATTATGAGAATGTGTTGACTATCCCTTATCCCAATTTTCATATGAAATAAGAAGCTTATTTTCGGCTTCTTGTCCACGCATAAGTGCGCCACCTCTAGAATAGGATTTAATTTATATGTATATTTATTATATATATTTATGTCTAAGGCCTGAAATTGAATTCCGACGCTTCATGTACTCTTCAAAAGAATGAATATCATCATCAGTAACGTCAACAATTTCATGGTCATTAGAACTCTTATTATTTCTATTATCTAACTCAGGATGCTGTGAATAATAACTTTCTTCACCAACCAATTGTATTGCTGTTATTATTGAAGGCGCTATCCTAAGTTGACCACCAGTAACAGAAATGGAACCAGGTTCGGTAAACGAAATGTGACCATCAGGACTAGGTGGACCTGTTACCTGTAATATTCCATTTATCAAATTTTCAGTACACGTGGCGGTTACTAACGAATTCTGTACATTATCCTTAAACGTCCATTGAGCACCTGGACCATTAGTGACTGTTCCTTGTGGCAGACCTGTGCCCTGAACTGACATATCAACTAAATAATTGCCCAATTGTGAGAAAGAAAAACCTGTAGCTCCAAAAGAATTCGTAGGTATAATTGATGCTATAGTGTTCGCATTAGCTATGGTAACAGGGGCATTTCCAAACAAATGATTTCCATCCATGCCCAGACCATTACTCTTAATTGATGCGCCACCAGCTGCGCTAGATGAACCTAACAATTGTGGAGTAATCAAGTCAACTTCATAGGTTACCATTATTTCACCGATAACTGTACCTGTACTTAAATTAACTCCTTCTTGGCCTATTAGAAAATTACCAAGATCATAAGTTTTCAAATCTGATGATGGTATTAAACTCGACCCTCTGATATACCTATCAGTAATCACATCATGAAGGTTCTTGGATTCACAATCATATTCCATATTCTGCCATAAACTATTAACAGTGGCATTTGAACCAAGCATTATCTGCTTAGATGCAGGAGGTAAATCCAAACAATCATAGTCCATCATCATAATAACAACACCAGGCTGATTGGTTGAAGCCCTAGTAACAAATTCAAAACTTAGCCTTCTAAAACGATATTTCTCAAATCTTGAAGCCAAACCCGACAACCATGGAAACGTGGTTTGGATACCTGGATTTATTGGTACGCTAATCACAGAAAACGCTGTTGAATTGGTCGCTAATAAATCAGAAATAAATTCTGTATGTCTAACACGCATAATATTTGACCCTGACATAGATACTTGTGCTTCACGGTGCGTATAAGCATTACCTATACTAGCAGGTGCAAACTGCACCTTCAACTTATCTTTATTCCTGGGAAGACGCCTATTCTTACCCCGACGCTTCACTTGACGAGATTTATTGACCTTAACAACTTTAATGTACTTACCATTCTTATGTGGTCTACGTTTATTAACTGTGCTCATTTTCAATGCTGAAAATACGAATATACTCTAAT